TTGAAAGCCCGCAGGACAGCGTAGAATCGCCTGCAAGCGACGATAATTCCGCAGGCGGGGAAACACCCAAGGAGGACATAGGCTTCGATTTAGACGCGTTTTTGGAATGGGTGCAAAAGTACGCGGATGAGGCGGGAATCGGGGACGAATACGCAAAGGCGGTCGAAGCGATTAAAGCCGCCGCTTCCGAAAAGCAAGTGACGATTTCCACCGTCGCCTCTGTCGCGCAACTCGTCGTGTTCCTCGTCTATCTGATTTACACGAATGTCAAAAACGGGAAACTCAAAAAGCAGTTGAAAGAGGTATCGGAGAAGTTGGATTTACAGTTGAAAGGCACGAACGGACTGATCGACGAATCGAACGCGAACGGGGAAACGGGACAGTCTACAAAACAGGAAGTGGAAGCGCTGACAAAGGCGGTATCGCACCTTTTAACAGGATTCACGGTCTTGACCGATCGGTTTAATATCGGAGCGGAGAGCAAAGAAGCGGTGAAGCGTGAATTTAACCGTGCGGCGCGGGAGATAGACAGCGCCGACAAGGAGAAAGCCGATGAAGAAGATAAAGCACTCTAAGGAGTGGTACTATAACGCAAGACTGATCGCGTATTGGGTGGGCATGGCGCTTTGCGTCGTGCCTACCTTGATAGCGGGTTTGCTGAAATTGCCCGTAATAGCGGTAAAGGACGCGGACAGTACGCTGTCCGGGGTGTTCGTGGTATGCGTGGTGTGCGCGGCTCTGCCGCTTTATAAGGCGTTGCTGAAAGTTATAAAGAGTCCGAACGCGGCGGTGATTTGCTGGGTGCTGTTCGCACTTATGGCGCTTGTCAATTCCATGGAGAAATCCACGATAGAGGGCTTGACGGTGGTATTTCTGTGGGCGTCTATCGGAAATACGCTCGGGGCAATCTGCTTTAAGCTTTCGAAGGAGTTTGAGGAGCTGTGGCGGCACTGCGGGCAGGTGGAGATTGTAAACGAACAGCTGGGGGAAGATAAAAGATGATGCGAAGATTAGAAGAAGAAAAGAAAGAAGCGGTCCCTTTCATTTATGCGCCAAGGGTGAAAGAGAAAAAGGAAAATTCATTTGTAGATGGTTTACTGACAGTCATTGACATTATTATCTTTACCGCGTTAATAGCCTCTTATCTGATTGTATTCGATATGTCGGGAAGTTTCAGTATCAAGGAAATCACGTTTAATACATTGTGGTTTGCGGCGGGTACGGTATCCGTGGGAATGCTGACGAAGAAGATTGCCCGAAACAAGGGACGGAGTACTCAGGAATACACCGAAGCAGATAAAAAAGCCAATGAAGCGCTTAAAAAACTTGGCGATTCGGAGTATGCGGGACAAGTGCCGAGATATTGCGAGAATTACACAGAAAGGGTAATAAAGCGTACGCGAACGCAATATTTGAGCGTTGTGGGATTGACGGTTCAAGACTATACGGAACGTTTTATCGGTCTTGAAAATCGAGAGCTGCGGGGGCTAATAAAAAACGGGGAAATAAATCGAAAGCAATATAAAGCCATTCGAAAATGCGATAAAGTCAATATAAAGCCTTACGACCCGAATTTTATTCTTTCCTTCAAGAGCGAGATCGACTGCGGCAAATCTCCGTCGGAGATGTATAACACGGAACGGGAAGATAAATTGGATACGGCGAAATCGATATTAACCACCCTTGTTTCGTCGGTATTCGTGTGTTCCTTGGTGTCGGACGTAGTGCTGAATCTGTCCAAGGAAGTGATAGTAGCGGCAGTGATTAAGATAATCACAATGTTGATTTATATCGCATTTAAAACCTCGTTTGGGTGGAATATCTCACGGAAAGAAATCAAAAGAAACGAGTTGAGGGCTTCCGAAGCCGAAGCGTGCGAGAAATGGTGCAGGGAGAATCCGCCTAAGGTCACCGAAGAAGCGGAGGAGGCAAAATGATACTTGGAATGATTGTCTGCGTGATACTTCTTTTCAGCGGAGATTATCAGGATTGATTTTTTTGCACTCAACTGCAAAAATCGCTTGTCAAACAAAATTCTAAATGCTATAATAATAACGTTAAACACATGAAGAGAGGGAAAAGAGAGTCGGGCTTTTATAAGCTCGGCTCTCTTTCACGAAAAAAGCGGCTTCATAGAACCGCAAGAAAAGGCTTTTTATGGCACATATTGTGGCACAAAAATAAAAAAAAGTAAGTAAAAGTATGTCAAATTGGGAGTAAAAAGTGTTGTTTGGGGTGATTTTAAGCATAAAATAGACTTTTTCTCGACTCCCTTTCTCTGCGCCAGCATAAAAAAGTACTATATATTGTGGATATATTTAACAGTAAACCACAATATATAGTGCTTTTTCTTTTTATGGCACATTTATGGAACGAATCTGTTTAGAGGAGAGTGCGTTGTTGAGGGCATCTACGGCGACGCTTTCACCGTCCGAATAGCAATGAGAGTATCTTTCCAAGGTCATTTTTACAGTACTATGACCCAAGCGTTTTGATATAACAGTAATAGGAACATTCAGATGTATCAACATGGAAGCGTGTGAATGACGTAAATCATGTATTCGTATACGCTTGACTTCTGCTTGTTTAATATATCGTTCGAAAGCGTGTTGATAATTCCTTTGCGGAATAGGAGAATCCCCGCCGAAAAAGAATGCGTCTGATAATCCGTTCGCTTTTTTATAACTAAGGTATTGGCTAATTTGATCGGTCATAATATCAGGAAGAATCACCGTACGATTGGAAGTAACCGTTTTAGGCGAAGTTATAAGGTAGGGAGAGGTCGGATTTCCCGTTTTACGTGTAACGCCTTTCGAGATATTAAAACAGTAGTTTTCATTTTGCCTTACAACATCTTTATCCGATAAAGCAAGAATCTCTCCAACTCGACAGCCTGAATAGAATAAGCTCATAAAAAATGTTTGCCAAGTCAGATCCGTTACTACGTTGATAAACTTTTGAAATTCATCTATCTCCCAAAACTCCATCTCTTTTTTCATTTCTTTTCGTTTTGGTTTGCGCAGCATTTTATAAACGTTCAGAATATCGTAAGTTTCTTCACAATAGTTGAGAAACGCCATAAGAGTGGATCGGATTTTCGTAAGATACTTTTGTGCGTAAGGTTCTCCCGATTTTGGATTCTTGGCTGCCCACAACTCCGTTTGCCATTCGGCATAATCCGACTTTTTCAAAGAAGGAATGGATTTGCCTTGAAAATAGGGCGTAATGTATTTATCTAAAATCCAACATAAATCATAATAGGAGGAAACGGCAAGCTCTGTTTCCATCTTTTTTTTGTATATGACGATAAGTTCGTCATAACAATACTTTGTATCTTTTGAAAGCTTGAAAACAGGTGGAGTATAGGTTTTCATGAATTCCATATACGCCTGCTCTGCCGCCCGTTTATTCGGATATCCGCAAAGCCGTTTTTGAACTTCTACGCCCGTATCGTTTATTATGCGGAATCGTACATCTATGACGGTTCCGTTTTTCGTTTGTCGTTTTGCATAGCTCGGCATTATAATAATCCTTTGTGTTGATAACACTCCACCGCATTATGTAACGTATCAATATCTACGTCTAACAGCTCCGCGATTTCATTATCGTTGGAGCTTTTTTTTATTGCCTCTTGTAGCTCGGCAAAGGGGACTTGTAATATGTATGAAGCCTCCTGCGCCTTGTGTTCGGCTTTGGCAATATTACAGCGTTTAAGAGGCTCTGCGCAGTATTGGAACGGGTAAAAGGCTTTTGTCGTGCAGTGTCCGAGCTCCTCTGCGTATATTCGTTTTCTTTCGCGTTCGGTTTCGATTTGAACGGTATCGATAATAATTGCCGCTTGTTTATTCTCGCAAATAGAAAAGGCTTTTTTGCTATTCAGACGGTCAAAGAAAGTGATAATGTCTTTACTTTCCGCAATAGAAGTAAGTGCTTCAAATGTCATATAGTCCCCCGAAAGTCTTACATGGACTTATTACATGATTTTTGTATAAAGATTATAGCATAATAAATATGACAAACGTATGCCGCTTTTAGAAAATTCTTTAATTATTTTTTACTTCTATTTTTTGTCCTAAGCAATTCAATATACTCAATTACTTTATCGACATCTTCCTGCGTCAAATCGTCCGCGCCGCCATGGAATGCGACAAGCACGTCTTTGTATTTATCGGGAATATGAATTTGGGGGTTTTCTTCTCGTTCGGGGTCAGCATCTCGGCCAAGGAGATAATCAACGGTTACTCCGAAATAGTCGGCAATTTTGGAAAGAGTTTCTAAATCAGGTTCTCTTTTTCCTGTTTCGTATAAACCGTATGCTTGTCTTGAAACGCCTACTGCCTCAGCTACTGTTTGCTGCAATACGTTTCTTTCTTTTCTTAATTCACACAATCTTTCCATTTCTGCACCTCATTATCTCTATTATAAAAAAAACTAAAAAAAAATGCAACAAATTGAAGCAAAACACTTGACAAGCGACAAATCGTAGAGTATAATAAAGACGTAAAGCGACAAAATGAAGCGTTATTAAAAATTCCGTGCTACAATATGTATATAATAAAGAAACGTAGCACGGAATGCTTGACAGGTCAAGCATTGAAAATCTTATAGGAGGTAAAAGGAATGGATTTCAAAGAGCTGTTAAAAAGCAAAGATTTGCACGGAGCGCAACTGGCGCGGCGGCTCGGTTATAACCGAACAATTGTTTCGGCTTGGGTAAAAGGGAGATCGAAACCAGGGATTGACGTTGTACCCAAAATCGCGGAAATTCTCGATGTAAGCGTTGCGGAAGTCGTAGCTTGCTTTACGGATAACAAGGAGGGCTGACAATGGGACGGAAAGCAGGAGGAAAAAACTTCGGGAATTTTACCGAGGCTTCCACGGCTACGACGGTTGAACAGGAACTTTCAGCAGGTATGGTAAATCCCGAAGAAAAGAAAATGCTATCGGAAATTTTCACTTGTATTCATAAGGATTTCATTTCTATAAAAGACTTTATGGAGTTTTCGGGATTGAGCTATACCGCCTGTGCAGAAATCGTCAGAGAGATTAAAGCTGTATCGGATACCTTCAAGATAAGCGGCTATATTCATCGAACTGACTATTACGCTTATCTGTCGCGTAAATTCGCAGGATAAACCAAGCTTGCGGAAGTGTTAGGAGTAACGACGGACGAAGTAATCGCTTGCTTTGTGGAGCAATAAAAAATCCCCGGAGAGGGGAAGGAGAAATTATGAACGTAGAAACAACCATAAAAACGATAGAGCATTTGTATCAGGCATATATCGTTGCAAATGCAAATAAAAAAGTTCCTATATTGAAACTTTTAGAGGAATCAATAGAGGAACTGGTTACGAACATAGCTTTGTTAAAATAATGTTACACTAAAGCAAAATTTTTTATCTGAAATTCGGCGATAGTAGTTTCATAAGGAATAGATTTTGAATTATCAATGTATTCCTCGTTACGTGTAGCGAAAGTATCAGGAACAATCACAAGAATACGCCTTGAATTGTCGTACATAAATCTATTCGCCAAAATTTCTTTTACGTCTTTCACTTTTCCGAAGAACTGAATTAAGTGTTTGTCACTATCGATAATTTTTGCTTTTATCTTTATTACATTTGTAAGATCACATAAAGCAAAAAGCTGAAAATCAGAACAAGACTTTTCAAAATTAGCTCTCGGTTTATTGAAAACTCCATCCAAGAAAGCCATAACGTTTTCCCTCCTTTGTGATATTATTGGAAATAAATTCCAACATAATTAATATAAACGGAAGGAAAGCACGTTAAACAATAAACGAACAAAAGTTTAAGGGAAGGACATGAAAAAACGAACGAAATTTCAAGAGCTGTTAAAAGTTCGAGGAATAACAGCATACAAGCTATCAAAAATACTTGGTTATAAAGACCATGCCGTCTATCAATGGATTTACGGAAAGGGAGAGCCAAATGCAACAACTATGTTGAAACTCACAAAACTTTTGGATGTTTCGGCACAAGAAATACTTGAAATGTTTGCAGATAACTAAAAAAGCAGGCGGGAAGCCTGCGGGGAGAAAGGTATGAAAAATTATTCCAGCAAAAGAGAATCTATTAAGGATTGTATTAAGTATTATAACTCTCATACAGAAGAATTTTATTCCCTGATAAAGAAGTACGACAAGGAAACGTTGTGCCGTGTGTACTTTGACCTTAATTCGCATGAATGGGATGAAAACATTTTGGGGAAATTCAAAGGCTACATATTTGCGACGGCTTTATTTTTTGCAATCCAAAGCAGTGTAGGGAAATATGAACTCGATAAATATTGGCATTTGGTAGTTCACAAAGACGATACAAGCGGAAAATTTTGTAAAACGGAAGAAGAGTATGATAGATATTGTTTTATTGAGCTGGTAAATGAAAACGGAAGGAGAGAAAATCCTATATATAATCCTCTATTTTGGTAAAGGTATCAGGAGTAAACAAATGAACAAGTTAAAAGCCCGCAGAGAGGCATTAAACCTCACGCAGAAACAAGTAGCCGAACGGATAGGGATTGCCGAGAGTGCATATCAAAGATATGAAAATACATCTCGGCTTCCGAATATCAAAGTCGGGATAAAGATTGCAAAAGCCCTTGAAACGACGTCAGAAGCGCTGTACGACGATTAATCGTCAATATCGAAAAGTTCCTCAACCGTTGTGTTTAAGGCACGTGCAAGGCGAATTGCAATGTCAACGCCTGGCGTTCGTAAGCCACGTTCGTATCGTTGGATAAGTGTATAACTTGTCAATTCCGCTTTTTCAGCAAGTTGAGGTTGAGTAAGATTTTGTTTTTTTCTAAATTCTGCAATTTTGTTTTTCATAAATTTTTTTCTCCCAAATGCTTGACAAGACCAAAAAGTAGTGATATAATACTATCAAAGAACGACCAAAAAGTAGTGTAATTATAATAAAATAAAAACACATTTAATTATACTACAAAAAGGTTGTGAAAGTCAAGCGGAGGTGTAAAAAATGGGAAAGACGGCAGAAGAGCGAATGAAGGGAAGATTGACAAAGTCAATCGGGAGTAAGTTATGCGAGCAAGGGTGGTATTGGCAGGGCGTACAGTTTACGACGTTCGGGTGGCTGGGAGTAAGCGGAACGGAAGCGTTTGTAAGATTTTCGGCAAAACCGCATACTCTGACGGTCAATATTGAGATGGAGGAGAGATACGGAATAGCGGATAAAGAAAAAACGTTTACAAGCGAAAATGCGCTGGGAGAAGCGGTAGAGTGGACTGCGGAAATGCTAATTGACTTATATAAGACGATAGAGGAAAGGACGACGCCGTATCGGCAAGGACATGAAGACTATTTAAGAGCCGTGAAGGGCGCGTAAGGAGGCGTTGAAATGTTACATAACGACAATTTGGAAAATGGAATGATTAAGTTTTGGGAGAAAGTAGAGGACGAGGAAACAGGGGAAATGTGGGAAAGAGAAGTGCCCGCGTGTCACTGCTCGGAATGTAATAGGTCGATTTATAAAGACGATAACTGCTATGTGTTCCCGAAGATGTTTAACAAGGCGCCGTATATCCTTTGTGAGGACTGTATCGACAGTTATGCGGCATACGGAAAGGAAGCGGCGGAAGCGTTGACGAAAGCGTCGCGGGAGGCGCGGGAAGCGGTATGACAAAAGCATACGAAAAGAAGCACCCATTTATATCGGAAATGCGAAAAATGCTTGTAGAGGTGTTAAACGAATATCCGAACATGACGTTAAACGGATTTGTGAAATACTTTGACGGATTAGTCCTGCAAGACGAGTTGGAAGAAATCCGAAAAGCGGAAGCGGAGCAAATACGGAGGCTTACAGAAATATGACGTTATACGAAATCGACGCGGGGATCGCGGAGTGTATCGACGAAGAAACGGGCGAAATCCTTGACTATGAGAAGCTGGACGGGCTGCAAATGGAGCGGGAGAAGAAGATAGAAAATATCGTGTGGCTGATCGAGAATACGGAGAACGAGATAGAAGGCTTGAAAAGGCAGGAAGAAATGTTCAAGGCGCGAAGGAAAGAGTCGGAGAAGAAGCAGGAAAGCCTGAAAGGGTATCTTACCCACGCGTTGAAGGGAGAGAAGTTTGAAACAGTAAAAGCGAAAGTGAGTTTCCGAAAGAGCGAAGCCGTAATCGTAGAGAACGAAGCAAAAATTCCCAAAGAGTATTGGATAGAAAAGGTAACGGAGGGGATAGATTTAACAGCCGTAAAGAACGCGTTAAAAGCGGGCAAGAGCGTGGAAGGCGCAAGGATAGAGGAAAGACTTAACCCGCAGATAAACAGCGTCAGGAGGGCGTAAGAATGACAATCTATGAAAAGCTGTCGGCGATACAGTCGGAACTGAAAGCGCCGAAAAGTCAATACAATTCTTTCGGGAAGTACAACTATCGGAATTGTGAGGATATATTGGAGGCGGTGAAGCCGTTATGTGCCAAGTACAAGGCAGTAAGCGTGATGGGTGACGAGGTAATCCAAATCGGAGAAAGATATTACATAAAGTCCACCGCGCGGCTGATAGACCTTGAAAGCGACGGAGTGGTAGAAAATACGGCATACGCACGGGAAGAAGCGGAAAAGAAGGGAATGGACGGAAGTCAAGTGACGGGTGCGAGCTCGTCATACGCGCGGAAATATGCCTTGAACGGGCTGTTTGCAATAGACGATACGAAAGACAGCGATACGACAAATAACGGGGGCAGGGAAAGGACGAAAGCGGAAAAGAAGGCGCAACCTGTAAAGAAAACTGATGAGTTCAAGCCATTGACGAAAAGCGAGCTGGTGCAGGTGTACGGGGTAAGCAATGCCGAAGCGACGATAGCGTGGTTTGAAAAGAAATTCGGGATAGCATTTCAGGCTTGGGATAAAGACGCAACGGAAGCAGCGCGTGCGAAATTGGCGGAACAGAAAGAGAACCGAGAACGAGAAAAGGCTGGAAAGCGGAAGCGGACGGAGTAGAATCTCCGTTCCCGACGACGGATTGAGGAGAGAAGCGAAGAAATGCGAGAAAGTTTTATTTTTTATAAGTCCTACGCCGATCAACTGCGCAAGTTGCCCGACGAACAGTTTGCGACGATTATGAAAGCGATCTTCGATTATGCGCTTGAAGGCGCAGAAGGGGAACTCGGAGTGATAGAAAGCGTAATCTTCGGATTGATAAAACCCCAGCTTGACGCGAATAACGTCCGTTACGAAAACGGTAAAAAAGGCGGAAGACCGAAAACCGAAACGGAAGCGAAAGGAAATCAAACCGAAACCAACAATAAACCAAACGAAAACCAAAGCATAACCGAAACGGAAGCAACCGAAACCACCTCGAAACCTAATGTAAATGTAAATGTAAATGAAAAAGAAAAAGAGTACTTACGTACTCAAAAAGAAAAAAGCGACGAAGGCAGGGAAACATCCCCATTATCAGCCGAAGAAAGTAGCTTAAGCGAAAACGCAGGGAAAAAGCGGAAAGAATTTATACCGCCGACGTTAGAGGAAGTCACGGCATATGCGGAAGAGAGAGGACGGGTAGATTTGGCGAAAAAGTTTTTCGACTACTTCGAGGCGGGAAATTGGTACGACAGCGAAGGGAAGCCCGTCAAAGTGTGGAAGCAGAAGTTTATCACATGGGAAACGCAGCGACCGTATTCTGAAACAGTCCCGAAGAGCGAAAGCAGACGACCGATAAAAAATATTTTGTGAGGCGAACATGGGGTTTCGTACATACAACGACATAGAGGATTTCAGAATCGACGAGAGCCAATACTTGAAAACAGGGATAGAAAAGCTGGATAAAGCGATTTTGGGATTGGGTTTGGGGCAACTCGTAATCGTGACGGGAACGAGAGCGGGCGGGAAGACTACACTTACAGGACAGCTGACGTGCAACTTTATCGACAAGGGCTATTCGGGGTTGATCTGCTCTTTCGAAATGGCAAACCCGCGGCTGAAAAATTGGCTGACATTGCAAGCGTTAGGACCTGAACATTTGACGGGATATACGACCTCGACGGGAAAAGAGTTGTTTTTCCCAAGGACGAAAGAAGTCAAGAGAAGAGTTGACGATTGGATCTCCGCGAAGCTGAAAGTATACGATAACGCGAACTTCGACGCGGAAAAAATCTGTGCGGACATAAGCGAAGAGGTTAAGAAAAATCCGAAGATTAAGTTTGTAATCCTGGATAACCTGATGAAGATCGAGCTGGACGGAATGAGGGACAGTAAGTGGGAATCCCAAAGCCAGATCGTCAAAAAGCTTCAACATTACGCGCAAAGAAAAAATATCTGTATCATCTTGGTAGCGCATCCGAATAAGGTTAAAACGTTGCCGCGAATCGAGGACGTAGGCGGGAGCGGAGATATTATCAATACGGCGGACACGGTGCTGTTGGTACACCGAGTGACGGAAGATTTCAAAATCCGTGCGGGTGAGTACTTCGGCTGGAAAGAAGGGCACCCCGCGCTGGAATATTCAAATATTATCGAGATAGCAAAAGACCGAGAGTTCGGAGATGACGACAGTATGGTAGGCGTATATTTCGATCCGAAGTCCAAGCGATTTTTGAATTATCCCGGCGAGAATATCCGCTACGGCTGGGACGTGAGTCCGACGCAGGAGCATATCAGAATCGGAAAAGTGACGTTGACGGAGTTATCGGAGGATGTGGAAACACCGTTTTAAAGGGGGCGCTTATGAAAGAATACAGCGTAAAAGACGTGAGTGCCGCGATAGAACGTGAAATCCGCAAGAACGACGGAATCTATTTCAGTTATGCCTGGCGGGAAAAGCTGGGGGAGTTTCTGGAAGAGGAGAGCCGTTATGCGAAGTTGGTGAACTGGCTGAACGAACAGCTTGAACTTTACGGGGGAACGATAAATACATTCAGTCCCGCGGATTGGTCGGAAGAGTTCGAGGAGAGCTATTTGAAGCAGATTCAGGACTGCGCGGTGATGATACACGCAAGGGATTTGTTGCTCGACAGCCGCTGTTCGGGGCAAATGCGGGAGAAGATAGAGAAATGGCTGTGCCGGCATTTCGGAGTGCGATACAGCGAAGAGTTCGGGGATTATATTTAGAGGAGGCCATAGGCATGAAGAAAGGCGATAAATTTTATCAAATAGTACAACCGTTAAGACCGTTTATTTTAAGCGGTGAAAGGGTCGGATTAGAGGAGGGCGAATATGTGCCGATTGACGGAAAACAACGGAAAATCGGTGAATGGTATCCCGAAGAACATATTGCCGAGGAAATTTACCCCGAAGAAAACGTGGTAATGGACGACGAATACGCGGAGTTTAAAATCGACGACGTGATATGGGACTATGCCGAAGCAGAGAAATACGCCGCGAAACTGAATGCAGAGGAGGCGCGTGATGGGCGAAATAATAAAGCAGTTAAGGGAATTGTATGAAGAATTCCGAGAGAAAGCCCGAACTGGAAAAGGAGAACTGAAAAAGCTTAACGAAGGCTATGCGGCGGGAATCAATCGAGCGATAGCGGAGATCAAGAAAATCGAAAAGCAGAGGGAGGGACAAACATGAGCGCAAGATACTGTAAACGAGAGGGTTGTTCGGCAAATGACGGAACGCCGTGCACATCGGCGAGCGTATGCGCTTATTGGGAGTGGGATATAGCCCGCGAGAAGGGAGATAAGCCGCAAGAATCACCCCTGACTCCGAAAGAGGACGAAGAGCAGAAAGAGTTTGCGGCGTGGCTGGATGAAAAAGGGCTGTTATGGTATCACACGCCGAACGAGCGAAGAGCAAGCGTGTCGGAGCTTATAAATTTAACGGCGCAGGGCATGAAAAAGGGCGTACCGGACAATTTTATAGCCGAACCGAGAGGAAAGTACCACGGGCTGTATATCGAGCTGAAACGGTCAAAGAAAAGCTTGTCGAGGAAGTCACCAGAACAAAGGGAATGGATAGAAAGCTTGAACGAGAAAGGCTACAAAGCGGTGTTTTGCTATGGGGCAGAGGAAGCGAAACGAGCGGTGCTGGAATATTTAGAGGGATAGTAGAAATGAAACACCTGGGGGATATAACGAAAATAAGCGGCTACGAAGCCCCGCTGGTGGACGTAATAATCGGCGGGAGTCCGTGTCAGGATCTGTCGGTAGCAGGGAAACGCGCGGGATTAAACGGTGTGCGCAGCGGACTGTTTATGGACCAGATACGGATAATCAAGGAAATGCGGGAGGCGAGCGAGAAAAGTGGAGCAGCTGAAATTAGACCTCGATATATGGTATGGGAAAACGTGCCCGGCGCGTTCAGTTCAAACGACGGAGATGATTTCCGCGTCGTGTTGGAAGAAACGGCAAGAATTGCGGATAAAGGAGCCGTTATTCCTCGACCTGCGAACGGGAAGTGGCGGACTTGCGGGTTTATCATGGGAGATGGGTGGAGCGTTGCTTGGCGAGTACTCGACGCACAGTTTTGGGGAGTGCCCCAGCGTCGCCGTAGAATCGCGCTTGTCGCAGATTTTGGAGGAGAATCCGCACCCGAAATATTATTTGTCCGAAAGAGCGTGCAAGGGCGTGTTGCGGAGAGCGGAAAAGCGCGGGAAAGAGCTGCCGCCGATACTGAAAGAAGCGTTGGAAAGGCAATCGGGTTTAACTACTTAATGAGCAGTAAGGCGGGAAGCGTGGGCGCGGTGTGTTATGCGGTAGGAAACGGGCAAGCAGACCAAACGGGGTTACATAAGGTCGCAGGTGCGCTAAACTGTATGCACGACCAGCAAGCCGTAATGAACGCATACGGAGTGAGACGGTTGACGCCGCTGGAATGTGAAAGGTTGCAGGGATTCCCAGACAGTTGGACGGATATAGGAGAATGGACAGACGACGCGGGAAAGGTACATAAAACGAGCGATGCGGCGCGGTATAAGGCACTGGGTAATTCGATAGCACTGCCGCCGTGGCGGTGGGTAATAAAACGGCTTTGCGCGTGTTACGAAAGAAACGCGACAATGGCAAGTCTATTTGACGGAATCGGAGGTTTTCCGCTGATCTGGGAAGAACTCAACGGGAAAGGAAGTTGTCTTTGGGCAAGCGAAATTGAGGAGTTCCCGATAGCAGTTACGAAATATCATTTTTGGAATACATAAAAGGAGCGGAGAATAAGGTATGCCTTTATTAAACTATACTACGAAAGTAGATATATTCACGACATTAGGACAGATACAAGGAATGTTGGTAAAACACGGTGCGCGTCAGATTATGCAGGACTATGATGACGAAGGGCGCGTTGCCGCCGTATCGTTCACGATACCTACGCCGATAGGGGTGCAAGCAATTCGTTTGCCCGCGAATGTGGGAGCAGTCCAGCGCGTTTTATTAAAACAGAAAGTGAAGTGTGACTATGAGCAGTCCGAGCGGGTAGCATGGCGAATAGTCAAGGATTGGGTAGAGGCGCAAATGGCAATCTTGGAGTCCGAAATGGTGACAATGGACGAAATCTTCCTGCCGTATATGTTAAACCGAAACGGGGATACAGTCTATAAACTCTTTACGAATAAAGCGTTATTACTGAACGGGGGGCAAGAGTAAAAGGCTATGAAAGTATGTTTTGAAAATATAGGATATTCTAATGCGTGTTTTAGGGCGGAATGTAAAGGCGAATTGACGTATGAATGGCTTTATAGACAAGTGAAACCGTATTGTAAATCCCGTAATTTAAATTTTAGATATGACGAAGAAACAGGATTGGGAATTATTATTGGGGGACTGAGAATAATCGGAGGATTTAGGATAGAGAAATGAAAGCGATATTAAAACCAGTAAGTCCTAAGCTGTGCGAAAAAGTTATAAGCGGGGAATGTACGTTGCTTTTAAGCAAGATAAAACCGAAGTTAGATCCACCGTTTAAGGAATATATTTACTGCACGAAAGGAAACAGAGAAGCTCTTTGGTATTGGAAAGGGGAATGGTATTATGACATACGATTCCCCGAGGAAAGACCAAATAGGGCTAATAGCAAAGTCATCGGGGAGTTCGTGTGCGACAGGATGTATGGCGTTGCTATCACGGGGGTATTTGAGAATGGGGAGCAATTACCGATTGACATTCTTAAACAATCTTGTCTTACAGTGAGCGAATTTCATAATTATGTAGGCATAAAGAACTGCTACGGCTGGCATATATCCGAGTTGAAAATCTACGACAAGCCGAAAGAGTTGAGGGAGTTTATATCAACGGTAAGGTGTAAAAAATTTGAAGATTACATGGTGGATTGCGATTATAATTGCAGAAGTTATCATGCGTATAGCTATCTAACGGCTTGCGGAATGGAAGACGAAAGTGAGTGTATGAGCAAGGGACATAAGCCTATTACCCGCGCCCCGCAAGGTTGGTGTTACGTGGAAGAATTGGAGGAATTATGAACAAGGAAGAGCAGATCAAAGAAATGGCGAGAGCCTTATGCGGATATAGTTATAACGCGGAAACAGGATATTGCAATAAATCTGACGAAGAATGCGATTTTATGTGCCCCCCTTATTTGAAATCAAAACGTATATATTCGTTAGGCTACGGAGATACAAAGCAAGCGGTGAAAGAGTTTGCGGAGAAGCTGAAAGAAAAGTTTATCCGCTTGGAAAAAAGATATGGTGACGAAGCGGACCGTGACGAAAATGCTATTCCTAATTTGCAATTTGAATTTTACAAACCTGCATTAGAGCGTGACGGGGCGTTTGCAAACGGACAAGCGACAATGGCAAACAAAGCACTCTATATTGTAGACGAACTCTTGAAAGAGGTGTGCGGTGAATAAACGAGAAGCGGCGATTATATCAGCTTATACGGGTATTTTAATCGGGAACTTTGCAGATATGCACAAATACATTGAGGAAAAACTGGGCAGATCCGTTTGGACTCATGAATTAGCCGATAAAATTACATGGGAAGAAATCAAGCAAAAATCCAAGGAAGATTTTATCAATATCGAGGTGTGTGATGACTAAGGAATTTATAGAAAAGATACAGCAGGCGCAAGTCGAGGCTATCAAAAAGGGAATAAAGGCGAATACCGTGCTTATAAATGACAAAATCGGTTATGTAAAACCTTTTCTGCTTGGGAGAAACAGTATTTTTCCACCAATGATATGTGGATTAGAGGTACAAATCACGGACGAATTGCCTGAATGTTATGACTTTTTAATTTGCGAAAATCCTGTTACGGAAAGGGAGAGGTTGATATCTGATGCTTGTAAGGAAACTGCGCGGGAGTGCTTAAAAATCCTGCATAGTATCGGCGGGTGCGGTGCGACGGAGGATTATAGCCGAGGCTGGGACAACGCGATAAACGAAGCATATAAGGAGATATCCGACAAATACGGAGTGACGGCGTTTGAGGAGGAGGACGAAAATGAAAACGTGTAAAAACATAACGAAAGAAAATCCCGTTGACGAATTTATCTGCTCAGAATGCGGGTTTATGACGGAGGACTTTTCCCGAATTGAAATTGATGAAGATTTTGAGGAAGGTATTTATTACGAAGAAAGAAACCATCACGAATTTGAAATAAAATACTGCCCGAATTGTGGAAAAAAGGTGGTAAAGGAATGAGCGAATATAAGAGATTGACTGAAAGGTATATTGACGAAATCGAAGTAAAAGCGTGTATGACTTGCGAAACACCGACCTGCGACGGTTGTGGAATGAAAAAGGAAATTCTGAATCGTCTTGCAGAGTTAGAAACCAAGATCGAAGCTGGGAAGCTGGTAGAGTTGCCGTGTAAGGTAGGCGATATTGTGTATCGAGTAAGGGCATATCATAAGAAAAAATATGAAATTATAGAAAGAATATGCTTTTCAATAACCTATCGAGGAAATAATAGTTGGGAAATATTTTCTACTACTGACGATATGTTGGGTGTTTCGGTATTCCTCACCCGCGAAGCCGCAGAAGCACGGTTGAAAGAATTGGAGGGAAAAGGGAAATGAAATACAAAAAGTTGCTGTTGGTTGAAGACGGAAGCGTTGATTTGGAGAAAATAACAGAGGATCTGAAAGAGGAGCCTATCTACATACTCCTCTATCGTCAAGGAGCGAGAATACCCGAGGTGATAGATTTGACGGAAGATTATAAGGAGATAGAACAATGCCGAGATACAATGTAGAAGCGGACGGGAAATGGGCGTGTTTTTCGTCTATTACTGACAGTTTCGTTACAAAGTTTGTTGATAAAACTGAATACGAGAAATGGCGAAAAGAAGAGTATGGAAAAGGTTACATTCCCTTAGAAGATGCAAATCAAATGTCTTTGAAAGAGGCAATATTTAGCGTTAGCCTTAATCGGACCGACGAAGAGATTATACAGGAATTACGGTTTGCAGGGCTATTGTATGATGGTAAAGAAAGCTGAAAGGGAAGTGAGGCGGAGATGAAACAGGAACACTATATGACGATAGAAGAGGCATTCAAGGGCTACAAGAGGAATCTTGCTGCCCTTAGAAGCTATCCGTATCCCTACGTTTCGGGGGTGGATTATTCAAAACCAAGAGTGACGGGGGACGGATATAAAAACGGACAGGAACAAATGATTTGGTCTTGCATAGATAAAAAAGACGAACTCGAAAAGCAGGTAAAGCTTGTGGAAGAAGTTGTTAGATGGTTGGAGATAGAAGGGCACGGGAGAGATAGATACATATACTTTCGTTACACCAAAGAGTATGGACATCTTCGAGCCTGCGAAGAAACAGGCATATCGGAGCGAATGGGAAGATATTGGAAAAACGACATTTTCGGAAAGGCGGAGATTATAGGCGAGTGGCTTGGAATCTTCAATTAAAAAATGAAAAGCGGCAATTTTATTGCAGTTTTTATCCGTTTTAATATGTTATAATGGTATCGTGGAAAAAGAGAAGAGAAAGCTTTTCCCAGAACAAAAGCCCACCCTGAGGCGTTGCGTATCCCCTTGACGCGGCGCCTTTTTCGCGGGCAAAAGGAGTTGAGGCGATGTGAACGTAAGACAGCAGAAATTCTGCGATTATTATCTGCAATCGGGAAACGCGACGGAAGCGGCGAAGAAAGCGGGATATTCGGAGAAGTCGGCGTATTCGATCGGAGAAGAAAACCTGAAAAAACCTGAAATAAAGAAATATCTTGCAGAGCACACGCAGAGAGCTTCAAATGCACGTATAGCGGACGCGAATGAAGTGCTTGAATTCTGGTCTAATACCATGCGAAACAGCGAGCTGGCGTCCAAAGACAGGCTGAAAGCTTCGGAGCTGTTGGGAAAAGTTTTATTAATAGACGGACAGGAAAACGCAGACCGAGATATTCATGTGACTCTTAGCGTAGAGGACATGAGCGGAGGAGAAGATGGAGATTAAAAGCATTGTGCCCAAGCCGTTTTCTCCCTTGCTTTCTCCTGCTGTGCGTAAGATCGTAGAAGAAAGCGGCAGAACGTCGGGGAAGTCTACGACCAATGAAACCGTGGCTGTATGTAAAATGATGGAAAGCAGGAAGAATAACATTTGGTATTGTCGCGCAGAAAAAGGGGATATAAGAACGTCGGTATTCAGTTCTTTTTTGGCAACGATTCAATCGTTGGGAGTAGAGAGATACTTTCAATATAAATTAAACCCTATGGAAGCGATTTGCACACTGACGGGTGCTAAATGCTATTTCGGAGGGATAAACGGCAAGACACGGGATGATCTGAATACTACGAAGGGATTTGTGCCACAGGATAGAAGTTTGGCTATGTTCATCTTAGACGAAGCGAACGAGGCTAAGAGTTATCAACATATCCGTGCGGCAGAAACGACGGCGAATAAATTTTTAAAACCTGATGGAAAGATTATTTATGCTTACAATCCTCCCCCGAATCTCGGACATTGGGCACATAGCTATTTTGGAAAGATGGTCGAGGACGGGGCAAAACGGATCTATACGACGTATAAAGACATTTATAAGCTGTTAAATTCTGCTACTATCGATGAGATACTGACGATGAAGCGGGACAATCCGCAGCAGTTCAAATATTGGTATTTAGGACAGAAAATCAGCCTTGAAGGATTAGTGCTTTATACGTTCAATCGAGAACGAAACTTAATTTCATTAGATGCGTTTAAAACGGCTGTAAATCGTAACGGATACCAGCCGTTGTATATTATTTACGGAGTAGACAGCGGGGTAGTGAAAGATCCGACTGCCGTTTGTGCGTGGGGGATTTTCACTGATGGGAATCTGATTAAATTATCAACGTTCTATCTCGATCCAAAAAAGGCGGGAGAGCCGATACCGAATACGATGCAAGTTTCGGAAATGGTGCGTTGGTATAACGACTTCTATGCGGAAATGGGGAGCTATGGAGTTATTCTTCCGGGACCGTATAATGAAGCGTGGGTATTTGATAGTGCAGTAGTCACGCTGGATTTAATGTTGGAGTTCGGAAATAAAACAGGTTTCTTCTGCAAAGCGGTGGAAAATAAAAGCATAGAACGAGATATAAAACGTTTGCAGAACGGATATTTCCGCGGGGTTTTCAAAATTTTAGATATACCGTCGAATGCGCCGAGTCTTAGAGAACTCGGCACATTTTGTTATGACGAAAAAAACGAGATACCCGACGGGCAGGATGATCATACGATTGATGCGGATAAATACGCGACGGCACATTATTATTATGCCTATTTAAACAATTTCGGATAAGGAAGTGAACACACATGGGATTTCAGATACCAGAATATTTAAAAAGATACTTAGAAAATACAAAATATAGAAAACCATTTGAAAATTTCGTCAATAATTCGACCTATTACGCACAATTGAATTGGCAATGGATTTCCTATATGGAAACGGTAGTAAGACCGTGTATAGCCTATTCTACGGCGTCAGTAGACGGGGTATATAATTCTTCGCTTTCCACTTCGACCGGAATGGCATTAGTAAAAGGAGCTACGCGCTTAATCACCGGGGATAAATTGTTTTTCCTGGGGAATGATGAAAGCTGCAAGTTTCTAAGCGATATATGGTCGCCTGGCGTTAACTTTAATAAATTTCTTACGCGGGCAATTTCTTTTATGTTAGCCGGAGGCACCTCGGTAATAAAGTGGAATCAGGATGAAAAAGGCAGGAATACGCTTTCTGCCTTTCGCATTGATAGAACATTAATTTCCACTGATGAAAACGGGGAAGTTACAGACGCGGTTTTCTTTATCGCGTTGTTATCCACATTAAAAAATCGCGAGCAGCAGTCTACGTATTGGTTGGTGGAAGAGAGAAAATATAACGAAGACGGCAAGCCGGTACTAATTTATAAAGTATTTGTACGCGGTGGAATTGTAAACTCTCCCACGCTTCCGTCGCCCTATGAAATAGGAGCGGAGATAGAAAATCTGCCCAAGAATGTCCAGGAAGAATTGCGGCGTCTAAAAATAACGCGCTTAAATCAAGAAATTATACTGCCTACCTTTGATAGATTGGGTGTATGGCTTTTAAGTCGCACGGCTACCAATTCCTGTGTGCCGGACGCGCCTTTTGGAGATCCTTTATTATACGGCTGCCTGGATTTGTTATGGTCTATCGACGTAGTATTCAGTGGGTCGATGATAGACGTACTAAACGGCGAGGGCAAAATTTTAGTCCCCAAACAATTTTTGCAGGACACTTTAAACCGTTTGCAGTCGCAATATCCGGGCAAACAGTTCAACGTAACTACGGCAGAACTGCGTGGATACAGCGATGAAAGCTTTGTCTATATCATGCCGAGCGTGATGGATAAGGATAAAATGTCGCCTACACCGATACAATTCGACATTCGAGCGGATCAGTATGGAAAGATGATGGAAATGTACGAACGGCTAACCGCCGTCAGAGCCGGATATTCCCCGACGAGTATCTTTCCCTATCTGACGCCGGATAATAGTGTAAAAACCGCAACGGAAGTAACTGCGGAGGAAAATCTGACACGAGCGAGTATTCGAGATACACACAATACCATTTTACCGGTGTTGACAAGAGCGTTAAGAGAGGTGCTGAAACAAGAAGGATTAGTGCCTGACGTGCAGTTGCAACTTGGAGATTATATAGGCAACAAATTGCAATACGACGCCAATATCCGCGATAATTATAGCGCGGGATTATTGCCAAAAGAAGTTGCAGTAAAGCAAATTAATAATTTGACAGACGGGGAAACGCAAGAATATCTTGAAAAAATTTCAAGTGACGATGAGTATAAACGATCTCAAAATTTGTTTGGGGATAATTTATTCAATGAAAAAGATTATTACGGAGGAGAGGAATAAATGGAACTAAAAGCCTATGTCCCCGATCCGCTGAACGAACAAGCGAGCGTATTGGTGGACGCGCAGACGGATATAAAAACGGCGATTAAAAAGGGCGTGCTTGGCGGCGCGTCCTTTATCGTTATATCCGCAGAAGTAAGAAAGATAATCTCCCGCGCAATCGCGCGGATTCGTTCTCCCACGCTTCAAAAAGACGGGCGCGTTTCTCTTATGAAATTCGCAAATAAAGCCTATTCCGATTTTCAATCGACTTTGAACCTGAACGGAACACTTCTCGCGGCAGTTGTGCTGCTATCCGAACGAATCACCGAACGCAAAGCGAATGAGATTCAAGGAAAGTATTTCGTTCCCAAAACCCCGCAAGAAATAGACGCCGTGGAACAGGTAGCAGAGCATACGGAAATACGAATTCGGGCTTATGACAGAGGCTTGCCGTTGCAAGAGTTTCAAAAGACGTATATAGACCGCGTTTCAAGGGCTTTGGGCGGGCTTGCAGAGGAAAAAGCGCTTGACCCGAACGACGTGACAGGGCGCAATTCACTACGCAATCTCGCTGAAATGCAAGTGCGATATGAGCGTCATCAAGACGAGATTTCAGGGCTGAAAGCTTCGGGCAATCGGTTGGTGGTTTGTTCTGTCCATGCCGACTGTTCGGAGCGATGCGCACCGTTTCAGGGGCGCGTGTATTCGTTAGACGGAACGAGCGGAACGACCGAGGACGGGAGAGCGTTTGTCCCTTTGGAAACGGCGACGGATATTTACTATACGACAAAGGCGGGGAGGACGTACAAGAACGGGCTGCTGGGATTTAACTGCCGCCATAAGTTGATGCCATATAAAGCGGGGATGGTGATTCCTTTTGTTTCGGAGGCGGAACGCAAGAAAGAGGACGCGATCACCAAACGGCAAAGAGAAATGGAACGCGCAGTCATTCATTACCGCGAGGAAGCGTTGGCATATAAGGGCGAGAACGCGCAGCGATATAAAGAAGCGCGAGGAAACGCTGTAAAAATGTATGACGCATACAAGCGCTTTTCCAAAGACAACGGTCGGGCATATTACCCTGACCGAGTAAAAATTTTATAAGAGGCGGAGTGCGATGGCACCCCGCTTTTCTTATGCCTCAAAGGAGGTTTTGCATGAAAAAACGTTTCTTGTTTTTTAAAGACAAAAAAAATAAAGAGGAGGTCACAGAAATGACCAGAGATGAAGAAGAGATCAAAAAGGCAAGAGAAGACATTGACCGTAAAGGCAAGGATTCTCAAACGAAACGCGATCGTGAAGACGAGAGCGTTGGAGAACAGGAACGGCGTTCGGGAAATGAAAATTCTCAGGACGCGAAAGCACGCATCGACGAGTCGGAAGGCACGAAACGCTACGATGAAAAACGTGCGGAAGAAAAACGCAGAGAAGACCGCGACGAAAGACGGGACGACAGGAGAGAGGACGAACGGAAAGACGATCGGTTTGATCGTTTGTTGGATTCCGTGGAAAGGTTGATCTCGGCAATGGAAAAACGGGAAGAGCGGGCGGGAGATAAACTGGAACGCGCTGCGGAAAAATACGGGATGTCCTCGGGTAGTGCGGGAGAATCGAAAAAGCGCTCCTATACTGACGAAGATGTAAAAAAATTATTGGGCTGACAGGAGGTAAAGAAAAATGGCAGCAGTTATTGACACGGAAGGCTTGAGTGATAAAGTATTATACTCTCAGGTCATGACAAATTTAAGAACTGCCTACGATAATTACGGCGTAGGCAACGGCAATTATCCGAACGCCTCGGATATTCTTACCGATCGAATTTTAAACAATATTTGGTTGAAGAATATCCTCGACGCGAGGATTTTTGCGGATGGCATGGGCATAACGTCGAGGACAGGCGTAGAAGGCGCAAGTATTGTGCGTGTACCTATCATGGCGCCGCCCAGATATTCCATGCGTACAATTACCATCAACGCTTCTCTAAACGGCGTATTGCAAGGAACACCCGGCAACGACGGTTTGGAAAACAGAAATCTTCCCAACGCGATTCAGACGAATGGTATAGATTTACCGTTGAATCAGGTCTATGACGACGCGACAGTGATTTATCAGCTTTCGCAGAATATGGTTTCGCTTCCGCTGGCTGCGGAATACACCTCCATGATTCCGGGAACCGTGGCGAACATGGAGGATTCCACGATTTTGGCAATGCACCTCAAAGGCGCGCTGGCAAGAGCGGCGGGGACGGAAAACAGCAACGTTATCCCCGTCGATTTGAGCAATACGGGCGAGGGATATTTACAACAGGTCATGAATCAACTGATCGGCGCAATGACCAATCCTCAAACCTCGTGGAGCGAAGGGATCGTTCAGTATCGTTTGGAGGATTCTGTGATCGTAGTCAAACAGTCCTTCTTCAATCTCTTGTTCTCGATCAAGAACGGCGCGCTTGTATCGGCTTCTAATCTTGCGCAGGAAATGCTGCTTGGCGGCGCGTTTACTTACGACGGAAAACCGAAAGGCGGCAATATCCGTGGCCTTTACAGCGGCGTATGGATCAAGGTTGTGCCTGATTCCTACTGGCGTCAAGCGGCGGCTTTGGCAGGAATCACGGCTGCTACATATGCGGAATTTGATAAGATTCAAGGCTATATCGCAAACGCCATGGGCTTCGCGTTCGGTCGTGCGGAAGCGACGATTAATCCGATCCCTAATCCCGGGAATGCGGTAGGTACGAAAATTCAAAATCTTTTCCGTTGGGGCGCGGCTATGACCAGAGGCTCCGCTGCGGCTGTAATTGTTTCTACTACGGATAATTTAAACGACTTTAAGAATCCGATTACTTCCGACGGCTCGATTGTGGCTCCCGACAGCTTCAATGATACGATTAAATCTTATGGAGTGAAAAACGTGGATTACGGCAATGCTTCTAAAATTTGTGTATACGACAACGCAAATACAACTACCGTTACGCTTACTGTGACGGGTACAGGCAGCGCGGCTATTTCTAACGCTACCTTGGAAATTACGAAGGGCGACGGCAATCCCGTCGGCTATGCCAATAATGTCGACGGTACCTATACGTTTGTCTTAGGGCGCGGCGATACCGCAACTGTGGGAATTGTAGCGGCTGGCTATCAGTCCGCCACTGTCAATATTACAGCGGCTAATACTGCGGCGGCTACTTATGCCGTCACGCAGGCTTTGACGGCTGTGGCTTCCAAGTAAAGTTTCAAAGGCTTCGTCCGCTGTGCCTTAAACAGCGGTACACCAAAAATAAATCAGGAGGACTATATCATGGCTGAAATACCTTCTACGCCGATTATCCCGGCACAGCCTATTTATCCCTACGACGATGAATATATGATTTTTGATAAAGCGACGGGGCGTTATATTTTGACAGAGAAATATCTCATCGAGAAAATGGGGATAGATCTATCGGCGCGCATTAATGAACGCAACGCCGTCACGCCTTCCGCCTTGGTGAATCGTCTATTGCGGCAAGGCTCCAATATGGTGTATAACTATATTCACGCCTTTAATGCTAACAATACTTTTCAAGACCTATTAATAGCAAAACTCCCGTCTTTGCGACCGTTGATTATGGAGGCAATGACAGAGCAAATCTATTATCTGTCTATTGTCGGCGACGTTTCCCGATCCACAGATGAAACGAAGCGCAGAATGGGTATAGACCAGAACTGTAAAGAGGTCTTGGAACGCACGGTGCCTGAACTTGGAACTACGATACTATTTACGGGGGAGTTAACGCGATGGATTTCCTGGATTTGCTGAATCCCAAAACCGAATACTATTTGACAGGGTATTACTACCCGTATTATCCCAGTACGCCTGAGGACGGACGCGTTACGTTTAACTATAAGCAAGTGAATCCGTATTCCCGCGCTTTCGGTACGGTATTGGACAATATCCGTTTGGACAACGAAACGTATGCTTTGAAAACGAATGAGGACTGCGGCTTTAAAATAAAGGGCTTTATTTCCACGCAGGACGGCGCCTTTTGGTCGATTGCGGAGATTGTGCACAACGAACAAATACCGGGCGCAGAGGAGGCTTTGCGCTTCTTTAAAACCGTCGTACAGTCCGAGTATTTAATACGCCTTATCCGCGCGGATAACCCTTGGGAGATAGGTACATGATTTCCTTAGATGATTTTCGGGCAGGCTGTGAATTGGCTGTCGAAGAATTAAGGCGTTTAGCGCCCTATGATACGGGGAATCTTGCGTTAAACGCGATTAGAATGGAAATGAATACTACCAGCGAATGTCATATTTATGTAGACGAAGCCGTGGCTCCCTATATGCCTTATACCAATGAGATATGGGAGCATAAATGGATTAAGATGGGGAATTTTAAGCCCGGGGAAGTGGTAGAACGTTTCCGAACCTGGGATAACCCGAATCAAGGCTGGTGGAATGCCGCCTGCGAACTGATTGCCTATATTTTAGCCGATTTATTTGAAGGAGAATTAAGAGCCGTATGATTACATTAGAAGAATTGAAAAATAAATATATTTTACCTAAGCTTGCCGAAACTCCCTACGATTTCAGGATATTTACCGATACAGGGGATTATGAAAAAGCCGATCGAATCAAAAACAGGGTGATACCTTACATAAACGGGCTTTTAAGTTTGACTCAATCCGAAGTAATACGCATTGGGGATCTTCCCGCTATTGCTCTTGTCACCACACTCAAATTCATAGTCCCTTGTGGCAATATGAATCCTGACAACGCTTATCCCGATTTGGCTTCTTTCCGGGACGCGCTTTCAGGGGTATTCTCTCAAAATAATGAGATTTCCTTAGAGAGCAACGGCGTGATTTATACGGGCGGCGTATCGTATACACAACCCGCATCTGGTCTTCGAAGCCAAAGGAATATGGTGGGGGATTCGTTTACTTTTATTTGTACGATCTCTTTTTCCTTCCTGCCCGGTGCAGTCAATTCTACGGCAATAAGCGTTTCCGTAGACGGCGAAACTCTGAATATATTACGATTTACCTTTGCCCGCCGCGCCAATCTTACCGCAGATTTATATAGCCGCGCTACTAATACGGAAGCGGACGCCTATTCCGACAGCACAGTGTTTGCCATTGATTTGGATATTCCTGTATTAGTCCCTTCCGCATTTTCTACTCTCGTAGCGAATCATATTATAGGGATTAGTGCGGCAAACGTCCCTCATGAGGTAGTTATTACCTTAGGCGAAGTGGCAACGCGTACTATATCCATGATATTGGGAGATTGCAGCGTCAGCGGGTCCGGCGTGGACAATACGGTGTATAAGGTATCTTTGATTCCCTATGCAAATCAGGAAACCATAGGAGGATAATATGGCGGAAAACAATCGTTATGATATTATCATAAAATTTGAAACGAATGAAGGCATAGCCTCGGAAGTGGGCGGGGCAGGCGGTGTCAGTTCCGGCACGGGCAACAGTTCGGGAACAGCTAAAATTTTAAAGAGGTTGTACGGCTATAAAACAATTAAATCTACCGTAAACCAAATCGCCACCTATGAACATTCTCAGGTAGAACTGCGGACGGGATCGCGGGAGCGTCAACAACGCGCTACATTCGCCTATGAGATGGTTTCTTCCGCTTACAGCGTTGTAGAGGGTGCTGTGGCGGGTGGAATGCTGGGTGGTCCTGCCGGCGCGGCTACGGGCGCAGTCCTCGCCTTGATTAATCAGCTTACCTCTAAATTAACGTCTATCATTACCACTAATGCGACCTTGAACACAGAACGTCAACTCGAAGATATATCCCGTAACCTTGCTGCACAGCGCGTAACCGTTTCAGGCTCTCGGTATATGAATGCTACTCAATTTTAAGCATAAGAAAAGAACGAGATTTACTCGTCCTTAACTAAATTTTTAGAAAATTTTTTTGCCATCCGTTCTTTTCTAAAAATAAAACTTTTCCCTGATGTTTCCTGTGCGTCTAAGTTTATAAACATATCACAATAATCAATTATTTTTTGATATTCTCCTGCTCGTTCTAAAATGATACATGCAATGGTAGCAGTAGGACAAGAATAAGGTTTTATCATTATAGAAGAAATTATAGGAAGAATTTTAAAATCTTCCTCACAAACCATCAGACAATATTCATCCGCCTTTTTATCTCTATATACTAATTGGTGTAATAATTTTGCCGTTTCAATATAGAAAAAGTGAAGCGGAATATTGTCTTGTGGACATTGCGTGGAGAATTTAGTTACATATATAAATTCTTTATAAACATTTTCTATATCTAATTTATTGAAAAAATCAAGAACACGTTTTTGGCTTGCGTGAACTTTTCTGGAAAAATTATTGGTATCTTCTAATTTTGCTTGAAAGGCGTTGAAACTGCTGTCTGTAACGGCAGCGTTATCGGGCGACAAAAGAAGAGAATCTGTTTCAATAGAATAAGACTCCGTTGCATTATGTGCTTTTAGTATTAGAGAAATTAGATCATCTCGATTAATAAGTTTAATATGATTAGCTTGCGCTAATTTTATAGCTGGTCCTGTAAAATAATTATTTGTTATTACCCACGCATTATAAATCCCATAGAAATTTTGGGCTGCTGAAATTTCTTGAATAGCCGCAACGGGTACTTTTTGTGCGTAACGTTTTGTTTGTATAATTGTTTTTTCTCCATTTTGCTCAACAATTATATCCGCACCAAAATCCCCACTCTTTTTTGTGGTACTTGTTTGATAACCTAAGTCTGAAAGTATCGCTGCAACAAATTCTTCAAACTCAAAACCTTGCATAGAATCTACTTTTTCTATGTTTGATTCTTTTAGCCGTTTAAGATATTGTTGTTTCTCCCTTTCCGCCTCCCGTTCCCTTACAAGTAACTGTCTTTGTTTTTCTTGGGCTTCGTAAATACGCTGTCGTTCATTAGATTCCTCGATTTGATATTCTTGCTTATAAGATGAAATTTGGTAGGCTCCTATACAGATAAATACAATTCCTGGCAAAATCCCCAGCAAAGGCATAAAAGATAAAATAGAGTAAAAGGCTACTGTGGATATTATGGAAAGTATAGAAAATGCAATTCCTATACCGACATACATTTTCCCTTGTTGAATATAGGTTGAATTAATGTGCTGGCGTCCTTCATGAGTTTTTGAAAGTTTTTGAAGTTCGCGTTTTGTAAAAAGAACTCGCTTCCCCATTATTTATTTTTCCATTTTTAGCTTATGTAATTCTTTTTCAAGGGCTTCAATTTTCTTTTTCTTTTGCTCTTCTTTCGTTACTTCTTTATGCTCTCGATATTCTTTAAGCGTAGAGCTGCAAAGATAGGTCATTTCATTTCGGTCAATAATTACAAGGAAAATAATGTCGATAACAGCAGACAAAAAAGAAGCAATAATAGTAATAATAGAGCGAGTGATGGTTTTTTTAAAATAAGGATCGTCATATTTTATTGCTATTTCTATATATTGAGGCAAATTAATTGAAAATGTAATACCCATATATATAAATACAACGATACCCAAGAGAAGTAAAACGTTAAGAATAATTTTCCTTACAAGTTTCTTTTTCATTAATTGTACACCTCTAACAAAATCATATCACAAAAAAAAGTAGCTGTCAATAGACAACTACTATTTTTATACAAAAATTTTCCAAGGAGATTCAAAAATATGAATCAACTCACAGTTACTATCAACGGCACCACTTACGAAAATATCGTGATTCCCTTTAAATTTGAGGAGATTCTCGATGAACAACTTGACTCCGCGACACTGACTCTATCGAGAGTCAACACGGAGGTGTTTAATCCTGACGACCCCGTGGAAGTGATTGTCAATGACGGAGAGAGTACACAAACAAAATATTATCGAATTGCGCAGGATTCCGCCTATGAAACGCCGAACGGGTCAGGATTCTATCGCCATGAACTCTTGCTTATAGAAAATACAAAAGATTTGGAAAACTATATGGTGGAAAGTCTTTGCGTTACCAATGCCGGCGGCAGAATGTATAAACAGACAACTCCTCAGACAGATGGTACTGTTGTTCATTTAGTGGGATTTCCAGGGGATTTAAAAACTCCTACACAAGCAGGGACGATGGTAGAATTATTTAATTTAGATCCAAACCAAGCTGCTCCCCCTGTTACTTATTATACGGGATTTTTATTTGTTAATTACGCTGATGGCACAAGAGAAGTAATTTCTATTGGTCAAACAGGCGTATTAAGTAAATCCCAAATAGAAATAAAAGGTGGTATAAACAGGTTTGTATATGATTACAGTATTATTTCCCATAGGATTAGTAACAATTATTCAATTCAATATAATGTTTTTGGTCAATCGAATTACTACCCGTTAAAGCCGTGGACGTTAAAAGAAGTAATAGACCGCGCGTTAGAGCTTGCGGAGCCGTTGGTATGGGATAAAGAAGCGCAAGAATACGTAAAAGAGCCGAGATTTAAATTCAGATACAAAACCAATGCGGGGTTAGGAAACGCGGAGGAACGGGCGTTGTTCGCGCAGTACTCGCCCGAATTTACGTTCACGCGGTGTACCTTGCGGGAGTTGTTACAGGAAATAGGGGGCTTCATACACGCGGAACCGAGGTTAGATCAATACAATACCGTTTATTTTGACAGATACGGAGAACAGGAGATAGCGACCTATTACGATTTCATCAAGAAGGAGCGACTTGAACTGAATCAATATAACTACACGGGAAAGACCGTTTCCTACGGCATAGAACAAGCGTGTACGCGTGTGGATTCCTACGTGGATAACTTAGTCAATCAAATCAGTATCGGAAAGGGAACGGTAGGACAGCCGTATCAGGACGGGTATCAATCCATGCGGACTGATTCTTCGTACATTCGCTTCACCGAGTCCAATATGATATTCCCGACAGTGTTTCCCGTGTTACAGCCGATCGCCTTGCGTTGGGTGGATTACAGCGGGATAGCGGGCGCGGCGCAGACGCGGTATGACATTA